TAACAAATTTTCCTGTTACAATACCTGTTGAAGCAACTGAAAATTTATCAGTGTAAGCTCCAGTAGCTGCTGTTTGTGCGGAAACTTTAAGACCAGATTCTGCTCTTACCGTTCCCTTAAACGTTGTATTTGCCATAATTATATCCTCCTATTTTTCCGAATACTGTCTATAGGCCGTCGACTATACGCGTCAGTATTCTAATTAATTGTATAGTGATTAATCTATAGCCCAAATTTGAATTTGGCGCAAGTGATCTTGTAGTAAAAAGTTGATTTTTGATAGCGCTTAAGTGGCTATCGAAACTTCGGGCTTGGCGTCTTTTTGCTTAAAAAGACGAGTATCTTCTTCAAACTCCTTAGCAATAATGTCTTTAACAATTTCCTGAATTTTTTTGTCGATATATCCCATATTCAAATTATATCTGCCCTCCTTCAGGTGTTCCTGTTGCCACTCGAGTTCCAAGGACCGTTTCATATTGTATAGGTCTTGAGTCATTTATAACCTCCTCATAGGTTATCCATTTACTCCTGGATGAATCACTAAATCCATCTTTTTCCCACTTTACATCTTTTTGTCCTACTTTGTCAAGTATTGCTTTCTCAATAGCTTCTCTATTATCCTCTGCTGATATTTGAAAATCAACATAATAACCATAAGCTCTAATTTGAATTCTGAATTTTTTTTCCATAATTTTTCTTTTTTGCAATAAAAAAGGGGCCGTTTTAAGGCGGCCCCTTAGTTAATTACTTATTACGCACCTGGTGATCCGAAGACACCACGCCAGTCAGACCAGCCGAAGCTGTATCTTTCTCTAGCTTTGTATCTAACGTTACCAGTTTCAAAATCGCCTTCCATAGCGGTTTTGATTGGTGCTCTAACAAAGTGTTTTAGTCCATTTGGTACATCTGTTTTAATGAACCATGCGTCTGTATCTGTTAAATAGTGATTGACCACGTAACCTTGTGGAATCACATTCAAAGATACAACAGCACTGATATCATTATCAGCTGTTCCAGTTCTACCGACAGATTTTAATAATCTTTCAGCAGTAAATTGAAGCGCCGAAGGAACAACCATTTTTCTTCCTTGAGCTGCAATTTTTAAACCTCTTTCATCAGTTAGCGCTGCAATGTCAATCATTGCTTGCTCTAATGAAGTTTCGTTTAAGTCTGCTGCAGTTGATAGTTCATTTTGTTCAGTACCAGACACAATAACGTGTGCTGTTGAACAAAGTTCTAAACCATCTCCACCAGTATATGAACTGTTAAACGCTCTATTAAGAACGTTTGCCGCTTTAACTTGTTTCGCGTTAGCCATAGATCTAGCTAATGCTTTTGTATAACGAGACGCGAGTCTGTCATACAAATTGTCTTCAATCGCTTCTTCAGTAATTGAAAACGCTAAAGCAAGCGTTTCATGCGTATAACGAGCCGTGAAAGTTTCAGTTGCTGCGTCGTAGTTAACACTTGAACCTTCAGGTTTTACACCCGCATTTCCGAATCCAGATAACATAACTTCTTCTTCAAAAGCTCTGTCTGAATTTTCTGTATCGAAAATTTGTGAGTGTTCGTTAGCGTAGTTTTTGTACTCCAGGCCAAATAGTGCATTTAAACCTGGCTCTAGTTCCTTAACTAGTTGTGCTCTTGATATTGCCATAATTTATACTCCTATATACCTGTTGCGAATGTAAATACATTCTCACCAGTGCCAAATACAACATATGCGTTGCAATTTGCTGTACTCGTATCACTGTTGTCTGGATCCTTAGATACACCAATCTGCTTAAGTCCTGAAGCAGTGGTTCCAAATGAAGAAGTATCTAGTTCCTGAGTCGATTGACCAGTAGTAGTACTTCCACCCACACCTACAAAGTTCCCTGAAGCAAAGTTCAGAGCTGCTGTGCCGGTTTCATCGTGTTGTGCTTCAAACACAATATCTGGGTCCATATATATGGTAGCTACTATGTCAGCAGCAGCTGTGCTCGCTGGATAGTATGCTTTCCATGTTGGTTTACTTGTTGTTGGGTCGGTATAATACACACCGCCGAAAACACCTGCTTGTTGCACGTCTCCGACTGTTGCTGCTTCAACACCGCCTGCTGTTACTGCTTCAACTACTTGACCAGTATAAATTGCTGTATCGTAGTTATTAGCAATATTAGCTTCTTCTGCTCTGATTTGTCCACCCGTAAGATGTCTTGAAGGTCTAAAACCAAAAGCTGCGTCTTGATTTGCCATATTGTTCTCCTTTATAAACTACTATTCGTAGTTTACGATTAATTTAAATTCGTTGGATAAGAATCGCTAATAAATTAGTCTTTCTTAGTACCACCGAAGGTTACACGGGACTGCCTCTCAGCATTGATTGGCATTCCTGGGTGCTGTTCCTTCATAAGATCGCTTTCAACCGCGTCGTCTCTGTCTTGAGTAATTTTTCTAAAATACTCATCGCGCGCTTTGACAATCTCTTCTGGTATCCTTGCCAGCAATAGGCCACCAACTCCGATTACCCCTTTGTATTTACCTTCCGTCATCACTGGATATTCTGATCCTGAATATTCATCTCCTCTTACGAGTTCATATCCCGATCTTAATCTGCCGGCCATATTCTTTGTATCGTCAAAGCCCATAGTTTCGGCTCTTATCCACCTGTGATGAAATCCTGCAGGTGCAGGGGGTGCATCTAAAGATGATGGTGGAGTCCAAACAACTTTTTGAGCAGTTTTTGCTCGGGTTTGGCTCGCACGGGAAGTTTTGATTTTTTCATTAGTCATATGCTTATGCCTCCTTCGTGATTTTTAATTGTTTCGCATATTCTTCAAGTGGCACACCTAATTTTTTAGCGATAGTTACTTGAGATGATGTGAGTCTCACAGTTTTGCGACCAGGTTGAACACTTCGCGTCGCTGACGCTACTGTTTGTGTCGGTTTAGTCGTTCCTTCCGATAATGTTTTTCTATCAAATTTATGCGGAAAGTCAAGTCTCATTCTTTTATCTATTTCAGCATAATAGTCATCAGTATGAGGATCGAAACCTTCTTGCTCAGTTAATTTTTTATGCAAATCAAAAGCTGTATAAGTCATGGCATTATCTTTTCCAAACCACTCGTTTTTATCTGCCCATGCCTCTGCTTTTGGGTCTGCTGGCGGTTGTTGCAGCGCCTGATCTAAAGTAGGAGCTCTGACTTCCTGTGCTTTAGCTTCAGAAACCCTGGCTTTTAAAGCTATTACCCTAGATTCTTCAACACCTAGTTTAGCAATATCTTTTTGTGCTTCAACTTCAGCATTGATATTATTAGCCTCCCTTGCTGCTGCAAGTTTAGCTTTAGCTGCTTCTAGGCCTGATGTAACTTTATTTTCCATAGCGGTTACAAAACTAGGCTCCAATTTCGCCATTCGTGTTCTTAATTGAGAAAGCTCAACTTGACCTCCTTTAGCATATTCCAAAGCAGTTTCCTTTTGTCTTTCCGCTTCACGCCATTTTTTCGTTAGCTTAGCAATTCTCTTTTGAACACCTTCACTGTATTGTTCTAATTCTTCCTTTTTTTCTTCTTTCTTTTTTTCTTCTTTTACTTCTTCCTTTTTTTCTGGTTCTTTATCGTCCTTGCTATCTCGAACATCCACATGCTCATCCAGTTTCTCAGATGTATCATCGGGCTTAGGACTGTCTTGAGTGATTTCATTTTCTAACCCCTTTTCTTTATCTTCTTTTATTTCAACTTCAGTATCTGGTCCTGAAGAATCAATATCAACTGTTTTTTCTTCTTTTGGCATAGTTCCTCCTATGTTTAATTATGTTGAAGCACGGATTCAGGATCTTGTATTGTTCCTAAAACTTCGTCGTCATTTAAGATGCGCACTTCGCCACCTTCTATGGGTAGTCTTGATCCTGCATAACGTGCAAAGATGACCCATTCACCGACCTTGCACCACGGTCCCGTTGGAAATTTTTCTTCATCATGATAGGCCAACGGACCCATCGATAATACATAACCACAGTTTGTGGCAATTCTTAATTTGTCTAAAGATTCTTGTGCTATTAAAATTCCACCTTTGGTCTTTTCTCTAGGTGTAAAGGGCAAAACTAAAAGTCGCCATCCGCTAGGAACGGGCAACTGGGATTTTTGGTTTTTAATATTATCTGGATTTAAAGGTTCTTTTTCTTCAAAAGTTTTATATTTTTCTTGTAGGGCTTCCCTATGTTTTGGGAGTTCCTTTTCCGATGTCGATAACGTTTCCTTGTTCATCATTTTGCTCCTTAGCTTTTAGCAGGTTAGAGATTTCCTGAAGCATGTACTGATAAGTACGTGCCTGTCCTAACATATACTGATATTTCTCCATATTGTCAACACCTCCACTAATCATGGCATCGCCAATTCTTTGAAGATTCTCCCTTAAAAGTTTTTGTAGCTTAGCTACGATTACGAGTGGGTCCATTGAGTATGTCTTTATAATATTTATTGTAACTTGGATTAGATACGTTTACTCCAGCCAAATCACCTTTTATATATGTTCCTATATATGGTTGCGGTTTAGGCAACACGTATTCAAATTTATATTTTGAATTAATAGGTTTCTTGGCCACTATTTTGCTTTTCCGCCCTTTTTATAAACATTGTTTTTTACAACACTTTTACCTTTGCTGTATAGGCCACGAGCTCCAGCAAGTGTATTACCTGCTCCAGCAAGTGTATTGCCTAATGGTCTAGTGAGCATACCACCTAGTTGCTTACCAACTCTTTGTACCCCTTTTTTCCATGACTTATTGTCGTTTCTCATTTTTTCTCCTTATTATTTATTCCACCTCGGAATATTTGTGTGCCCTTTATACCAAAAATACTAGCACATACAAGTATCCATAAATTGGTAAACCAACTGGGAAGGGCTTTAAAATGTTCAAAGAAGAGATTTATCTTGTCCATAGCTGCCGGATCGTCTGACCACACCCCATATGCCAGCACCAAAATCGGCAGTGTGAGAATCGCTAAAACGACCTCATCTTTATAGTCATTTTGCCGTGCCTCTAAAAGTTTGCCCTGGTAAGATTCCTCGCCTCGGGCCATCTTCTGCGCGTGCATGTGCTGTGCATCAGCCATAGCCATTTTTGTTTCTTGACGCTTTTTATAAATATGACTTCCAGCGTTAAGAGCTAATTTAATTGCGCTAAACCACATACTAATACCAAGTTACTGGTTTTTGTGATCGAGCAGCACGAGTTCCTGTGACAGGATTTTTATCTTTTTTATCCTTGCTCACGGCCACCGGTTTATTGTTTCTATTTGCATCCGGTGTAGGAATCGTTTTCGATTTTCCTAGTGGTGCATAACCTTTCCAAGCCATTTTATCCTCCTATATTGTTTTAGCTAATTTAGGAAATCCACTTATTAGACCTCCCTTATTCGCATGTTTTCGTTTTTCAATACCTGTTATAGTCCCTTTATTAGCAGAAGCATAGAAAACACTTTCTCCTTTTTTAGGACCATATTGTTCTATCATAGATTTTTTAATTTTTTGACCTTTATCGGTTAGAGGCACTATTTCCTCCCCTAGGCTTCATTCTAGCTACTCTTAATCGATTTTGATTTGCCATTTCTTGTTTTTCTAATGAAGTATCTGCTCTTAAATTAGCTAATTCTTCATTTTGATCAAGTTTTTCTTCTTGAACATTTTGATTCATTAATGCTTTCATACGTTCCAAATTAATCTTTTCTTCAGCTTCTTTACGTTTTTGTTCATTGTCAAGTGCTCTAATATCAAGTTCTCTTGATCTTAACTTGGCAATTGGGTCATTTCCAAACTGAGAAGTGATTTTTTTCTCTTCTTTCATGAAATCTTCCATCATTTCAGCAACTAAAATCGCTTTTCTTGCTTCAATCTTCTGTTGTAACTGCATTGCTTGCTGTTGCAACTGCGGATTTTGCTGAATTTGCGGATTTTGCTGCATTTGAGCTAATTGTTGCAATTCATCTCTAAATTCTAGTTCAATTTGCTCTTGTGCCATCAAAGAAATGTGTTCTAAACAGTTTTTTTCCAATGATGCAGTTATCATTGGTGAATTTCGGACCATATTGGTCTCTAAAAAGTTCAAATGCGCCGTAATATGCGCTCTATGGTCTTGTCCTGGAAAAGCTTTAAATGGTAAACCCGCTAAAGAGTCAATATGCTCTAAAGCAGGGTCTTTTGGCGTTGGTTGGGGTGGTTTTTTCAAAATTAAATCAATATCCTTAACTCCCAAAGCCTCATACATATTTCGATAAACTTCATATTGGTTATGAAGTGATGGATTTGAGGTTGCCAATTGCAGTTCCGTTTGGGCAAGTGAGATCCGTTGTGTTTGGGAGAAAATATTTGGATCTGCAACTGGCAATATATCTACTCTGTCATCAAAGTCCGTTTGCATAATTTGCCTTTGGCCTCCGACAACATCGTATGGGTAGATGGGTGGTAGATATAATTTAAAAACTCTTGCTAATAACACAAATTCTCTTTTCATTGCAGCGTATAATCTTTTATGTATGGCCGACATCGTTCGGCTTCCTCTTTCTAACAAAGCCACGGTCGTTCCCACTGCTGCTTGTTGATTCCCATCGCCTACCTGTAGATCTGCAATAGATGCAAATCTTTGTCCTGCTTGGACTACGACCCCCATGAGTTGCAGTAATGTTGCAGAAGGTTCTTTAAAAGGAAGGGTCATGAATGCATCTCTCAAGTTTCCTCCTGGAGCATCTACATCTCTGAATTCGCCTGGTTGCAAAGCTTGAGCTTCATCTCTCATTTTAATTCCACGCATCTTAAATCCTGCTGGAAGATTGGATAATGTTCCTGCATCCAATAGTGCTCTAAGAGAAGCTGTTGCTGTTCTTGATAATCCACCAATCATGTGAATCAAACCAAATCCGTAAAATCCTAAACCCGGTAAAAATTTAAAATGAACAAAATACTGAATTCTTTTTCTAGTTTGGTCCGCTACTTCATAATTCCTTCGAATTGATAAAATTTTTCTGGTGCCGTCTTCAAGTGTTACAATGTAAGGAAGCTTGATTCCCGTTGATTCACCGTCCTGGCCTTTGTCTTCAAATCCTTCTAAATCTAAATTCACGTGACACTCTAAAAGAGTATACATTCTATCATCTTTGCCACGAGTCGTTCCTTCAAGCTGTCTTTCCTTTTTCTCTGTTTCTGTTTCAGCCATATAAGTAGGATTCAATTCAATGTCCCGATAGAATCCTCCTACCTGCTGTTTTCTTAATTCATTTTCCGACATTCGAATGACATGAACAATAACTTCACAATCATCCAAAGAAGTTGCTATGTAAGGCACCACGATATCATCCGCTGGAACGAATTTAGAAACCGCTCGTCCCATCAGTTCATCGTAGTAAACTTTTTTAAAAGCCGAGCCCGATAGAGGAAGATAAAACAGCATCTGGTCAAATTCCGCTTCGTACTCTTTCATCTGGTCCATGATCTGATAGTTCATGTACTCTTTGACCCTTAAAGCCTGAGCTTCCTTATCAGGATGAGTCATTCCTATAATTTGAGTCCTGACAGGTCCTCCTGCCGGTAATAATTCTTTATAAGCTAAAGCCTGAAACTGGGTAACTGCTTCTGCAAGTACCGGATGCGTTGCGCCCGATGCTCCTTTAAAAGGTTCGGTCCTGTCTTCGTATTTAAATCCTAAAAGATCTAAGCCGCTGGTATAGGCTTTTTCCCAGTCCGCTCTTGATGTTTTATAGTCGCTGTAATCTGAATAAAGTTTGCTTCCCAGTGGATCAATGACATCATCGGGTAAAAGTTCTGCAAGGTTCGCGAAGTGTCCGGCGTCTTGTCCGGGATTCACGGCACTTGGATCAAAATTTATGTCTACGCTGCCATCTTCATTCGGCTGAACGTCAACGGGTTCACCCGCTTCAACTTGCTCTGCAAGTTTCTTCTGTTCTTCCAGTTCTACGTCCTGTGGGCTAGGTATATTTAAGGTTTGCTTTACGTTCGGTAAAGCCTTGTCAGTTGCCATAATTTCTCCGGTATTGTTGTAACCTTTTTATATTCAATATTCAACCTCTATGAGCCATATTTTTTAGCGTGCTTTCTTATTTTAGATGGAATGCCAACGTCCTCGTATTCAACTCCATAACCGCTTTTAGTATCTTGAGCAATATAGTCCGCAAAAAAAGGATCGGCTTTTAATTTATCTTCGTGAGTTATTTTGCCAATATCCATTTCAATAGGAATGCCTTCTCCCTGTTCCATTCCACCCACTATTCTTGCATATTTAGAAGGATCAATATTACCGGCTTCTAATTCTCTCTTAGCTCGTGCTAAGAACTGTTTATCCGATTCTTCAACTTTAAACGAACGACCTACATCGGTACCCTTTAATAATGTATCCATCATTGAGCCTTCCTCATAAGGGTGAGGAACCGCTTGTTCAAAGGTGTGTTTTCTGAGACTTTTACCTTTATAACCACTTCCTTCAACGCCAGCAAAATTATGAGTGTCTTTAACAGTTACATTTCCATCTTTGTCTGTTGAAAAAGAAGCCTGTCCCAAAGTCATATCAATATTAGTTGATGGATTTGTAAAAGCTCCTTTTAAAGATAATTGATCCATAAATCCTTCATGACTATAACCAATAGTATTATCTTTCATAGTTCCTGTTAATCCTGATTGAGTTGCATAGCCCATACTTCCCATAGCTTTAGCTTCTGCCACTCTCTTCTTAATTTCTTTCAACTCGCTCTTACTAAAAAAGTCTTCGGTAATTTTATCTGTTACACCGGCTAGGTTTCGTAAATACAATCTGACCGATGACGGCAGCATTTTGTTTTTCGTTAATTTCCTAACTAAATCTTTATTGTTTCTTAAACGCTCTAAGTTTTTAGGGCTTAAAAGCCAACTCATTAATTGCGAAGTTACACCTCCCCCATTTTCAAAACCCACTCTTCCGCCATTTGCTATCTGCTGCGCGAACTTGCCATAAGTTCCCTGAGCCGT